AACCCCTCTTAGAGCCCCTACAAGGCGTTTTGATGATCACAAGGGGTGTTCCTATACGAAAAGACCCCCAGAGGCACACAAGGGCTCTCTGGAGGTCAACACACGTTACACACAAACAAAGTTTAGAACACATCCTCCTCGTCATCATCATCATCTTCTAGTTCTGACCATTCAAAGGCATCTTCAGGGTTCTGGTAAAGATTCATAACACCAGCGTGGCGCTTACAAGCCTCATTGAGCAGCCCCATGGTAGCAAACGGGTCGCTATAGACCAACTCGAAGGAATGCTTAGCGTCATCAGGTTGGATGATTATAACAAAGTTCCTACAGTGCTCCCCTAGGCGGGCTTGTATGGATTCAAAGGGTGTCATTTGGATTTCTTTACAACAGTCTTAGGCTTACTCCAGTCAATCTTATCGTAGTTCTTACGCTGCTTGGCTGGGTTGTGTCCCTTTCTTGGTTGATGTCCTTTACCCATAATTAAACTTGAGAACCTTTAAGAAACTCGTGGACGTTGATGATAGCCTCACGGTGGTCTTTTAGAACGTCATTGTGATGCTTTAGGATCTCAAAGGAAGTCTTGAGTGTATCCTGAGTGTCCTTGAGGGATTTATTGAGGAGTATTAAGGCTCCTGAGGTTATTAGGATGTATAGAATTAGTAGTGTGTGTTTCACATAGGTAATACTGGTTGGTAGTTAATACCTGTCAAACACTAATGAATATACTTTTAAAGGAACACTCTTATTTCAACATAAGGGAAACTTTAAGGAGGGACTTATTACCAGTAACCTATTAACACTCTTTTTCAAAGGAACACTAATAGTAGGCATCTTATAGATTTAATTTTAAAGAGATTGTTCCCTACCTGTCAAGGATAATGTTCTCTAATTGTTCTTTATTTTGAGAACACCTCCCTTCTACCTATACTGTAGTTAATTAAAAGTATGTTGATTATCAATGACTTAGGAAACCACTACGAGCACTCTATTATTTGTTCCCTAAATAGGGATTGTTCCTATTGACATCTACCTCTCTGGTAACAGGATAGGAGATATGCACACACAAACCGCATTAGACCTTGTTACAAAACTGCCATTCTCTGAGGTTCCTCGTATACAGCATAATGGTAAAGAATGTTTGAACCAAAAGGCTCTCCAAGTGGAGGGTAACTTTAAGCGAGGGGATACACATCCACACTATGAGGGAATTTATTATAAAGGAAAAAAGACTAAAGAAACACAAGCGTGGTGGACTGCGGAGATGGCAGCAAGAGATATTGAGAGTCATAAGAAGTACTACAAAGACAATTGGGCTGCGAGACAAAAGTATCGAGATAGTAGAAAAGATAAGCGAGCCACTTATCACAATAAGTATTATGAGAATAATAAAGCGTATTATCGTAACAGAAATGCTCGTAGACGCACATCTTTAAAAGAAAATATAAAGCTTAACAAAGTTCAAAAGAAAGCCATGGAAGATATACATAACCTTCGTATGGATTTAGACCTAGCTGCTATAGGCGCTGGGGAGTTTCCTGAAGGATATAATGGGCAGACTCGTTGGTCTTTTGAATTACACCACCTAAGTCCTCTGTTAGAATACAAAGACCTCTATTGTGGCCTAGATGCACCTTGGAACGTAGAGATACTAAGCATCCGAGAGCACCGAGAAGTTCACACTAGAGTGTTACCAAGTCAGTGCTGAGGCTCCACCTTTGTTCTTAAAGTAGGCGTCAGTAAACCTCTCTAGCTCCTTGTCGAGCATCTCTACCTTACGCTCAGTCATCTTGACCTCAGCATCTTGAGCCATTTGTTCCGTCCAGTAAGCCACAGCGATACTCAGAGCATCAAGTCTATCGTCATGCGTAATCGCTCCACGATCTCTAGTAAGGCGAGACATCTGGTAGAACAGTGAGTATTTCAATTGACTCTCATGAGGATACTTCTGAATCGTCTGGAAGTCGTCTTTAACAACATCAGGATCCACCACAAGCCTGTGACCAGCCATTACAGGTTCGAGAGTATCGATAATACGCTTCTCCTTCTGCGTACTGTGGCGCACCTCCTCGATACTCACAGGATATATCCTAGTCAACACAGGCTTAATCAGCTCGTTGAACATACCGTCACCAAAGTTGGTTTCAGTAACAATGTAGTTCACCTTGTGTTTCTTAGCGAGTTCCGCGAGCTCCACTAGGGTATCCTCGGAGTAACCACCCGAAAGACCACCAGCAGCAGGCACATAGAGTGTTCCGTTGAGCATCTTACAGACTGCATAACCAGTCTCATCTCGGCCTCTACCAGCAGGGTCAATCGCAAGCACGCTACCAGTGTACGGAACCATATCTCCGAGGGTCTTAAAAGGTCGGTAATACCGCTCACCAGCAAAGGCCACATTGGGAACACTAGAGTCCCACTCAAGCTGAGGATCACGAGCCCACACATAGCGCTCAGGGGCTACCTCGTTGTCTATGCTTGTTACTATCAGGTCACTGATCTTCAGAGGGAACTTTTCGACGTCAGACAGCTTAGAGTCCAACATGAACTGCATGGTATATCCCGCAGATCCATAAGAGATCTTTCGTTCTGCTAGGTCTATGTCAGAGAACCGCAGTGGCTCCGTCGTCTTGGTCTCTTGCTCAGCGTCCACGCAGAACTTCGCTACGTTGCCATCATAGATTTTCTCGTTGTGACTCTGAGTGATATACGTAGCTGGCCAAATCTTACTGACGTAACCACGCTCTTGGAGCTTTGTGTAGATACTGTCAAAGGTCTGGGGTGTTCCTAGAAAGAGAACCTTAGAGGTATCGTCAGGTTTAAGGATAGCGTCAAATTCTTTTACCTGTTCCGATAGCTTCTCCCGCATGAGCATCGTAGCACTGTTATTGGCTACCTCAATATCGTCAGCAATGATAATATCCGCACGTGACCCTGTAAGCTGCGAGGATATGCCTAGAGACTTCACTGAGGGCGCGTGAGAGGCAGGGGCTAACCCAACGTCGAAAGAGATCTTAGACTGCCTTTGGTTGTCCTTAGGACGTAGGTGTTGCAGTATCTCCATCTCGTTGATAAGACGAAGTGTGAAGGTACTGAAGTCATCTGAACGTGTCTTACTCGCAGACACCACAAGAATGTTCAACTTTGGATTCATCAAAAGCTGATGCACCACGTATGCCGAGCAGATGTAGCTCTTACCACAACCTCGGAATGCTTGAATAATAGCACGCTTGTCTCCGTGCTGCATATAATCCGCCATGTCATATTGAAGCGGCGTAGGGTCTGGTAAATTAAGCTGTTTCCAGCATAGGAACAGGAAGTTACGAAAATTCTTGAGTTGGGGAGGTATTGTGGGGGAAGTATTCATTATTTCTATTACATTTACTTATATTCCATTTAGCTGGAACAACCTGAAGGTTTGTACGGTTATGTTTCCCTCCTCTTGACATTGGTTGGATATGATCGACGTGAAATGAAACACCGAGACACTTTGAGATGCGTTGAGCGGCCTCATAAAAGCGAATTACACATTTTCGTTCTTCCTTTGGAAGTTTATTGTACTCTTTTCTCTTCTTATGTTTATACGCTTTTGCTCGCGCGTTGTGCCTCGCTAGTGTTTTTTGTAAGTAAGCCTTTTTCTTTTCACGAAGGTCTTCCCGATTATCTCTGCGATATTTCTCACCGTACTTCTTAGCTTCTTCCTTATGGGAATCTCTATAAGCTTTCTGTCTTTTCCTGAGAGCTTCTTGCGCCTTCAATGAGCGCCATTCCTCCTTAGGAGAGCCATCAGGAAACTTACGATAAACAGCAAAGAAACGATCAGGCACGGAAGGGTGAGGGTCGCCATCCTTGTAGGTTCCCCTCTTACTTCCTGTTTGTATACTTCGACTCATCGTAACTTGAGCTTGGACAATTACTTCTTTATGTCAATTTCATTACTTGTTGCGGCCTCTGTTCTCCTTCTTGGATTGTATCCGAAGGTTGCTTGGGGCATTATTTAAGGGCGACCTGTCTTTGTGATCCACATCCTTATTTTTCAACGCCGCTTTGCCGTGTTTCTTGACCATCAGACGCCTTGCGGCTTTCCTAGCGTCGTTCCTACGCCGTTGCTCAGGCTTCTTGTGGTAGTTCTCGTACTCGGATTTATAATCTCTTTCACTCATAATTTTAAGGGGCATCTGTGACGATGTTTGCAGCCGTCATGTTATACATAACAAAGTGAGCAC